GTGTTTTATCAGGTTGTTTGCGAAAGAGAGTCAAGGGAGCATCTGACACCCCCAATAATAAAAGTGGTTTAATGACGACCGTTTAGGTTAAGTCATCATTATCCACGACATCGTCAATGATCGGAGGGAGGGTGTCCTTTTCCAAGTATACAAATGGCTTACAATCATTTGTAATGCCAAAGACACTCAGAATCGGGTCATCGACCTTCTTCTCATTGCGGTCTTTAGGACTCTTCTTTTTGCAAGCGACGGGTGGTGGGGGCAAAAGGGACTCAGGGACTAGCGTTGGTTGACATCCATCAATTTTTAATGACCAGTCCCTGCCCTTATCGTACACATCCTTCTGTACCATGGCATAAGCTAGTGTCGAACTCAAAAACTCCTCCACACTTTTATAGGTTAAGGGAGACACACCATAACGTCGTGTGACCCAAACCTCCGTTATTGCAGTAGGAGCAAATGAGTAAGCCACATGCTTAAAACGGCTATCACCATCATGAACAGACACAGGTGCTTTTGCGACACTGTCAGCATAGCACTTGTGAATGCTCTTGTGATAATCAGCCAACCATGGAAAATGGCTAAAGTCTTGAGCATACATCAAGGATTGTTGCTTTAGCCAAGCCCTCACTTTCTTTTCACCCCACAACGAAGTAGTCACATACGCCTTGCAAATGTTTTTACCTGGTAATTGGCAGGCTACAGTATGTGGACTAGCAGGCACGAATACGTTGGAACAATAGTTGACGTCCATCTTGTTGACGTACTCGGCCTTAATCTCGCAACCCACAAGGAGCATAGACTCTTTGTAAGCTTTGAGATTAGGTGGAGTTACTTTGTCCGAGAAAAACAAAAGACAATCATCACCCATGACCCACATCACCAATTTGTCGTCCTCTAATAACTGAAATGGATCGACATAAAAAGAAAGACAGTAGAGCTGCATACAAACATTGAGAAACGAATTCCCAACGCTAGTATTCTGATCTCCACTTTTTCTACCACCCTCGAGTGTACAAAATAAAGACTCGCCCTTAGCACCTGAAATAATGCCCGAGCGCTTATCTTGCTTTTTAAGCATCTTATTAAGCTCGGCATTACCAAAAAGAAAATTGTAGAGCTCACGCTCTGCTTCCAAATGAACACCCTGCAAATGACCATCATAGCGCGAAAAGTCACAATTCATCACGCTAGGATTGCCACCCACAATTTCCACAGTCTCATCAAACAATTTGCCAAGATCACTCTTATTATACCCACTGGTATAATGAATATTCTTGACAGGTATTATTTTAGCATATTTACAGGTGCCAGTGCCCCAACAGCCAGCAAGTATTTTCGATGCTGTATAGATCCACGGACCTATCGCTGCTGAAAGCTCTGGTTGGGTTGAAACAATGAAGCGCGGGTCATACTCACTTTGCACCTCATCTTTCTTCCCTAATATCACTTCACGCTTAACAAAAGCCTTAAACCGATTCGACTTTTGTTGGTCACCCTTCTGAAAGCTTTCATTCACCGCTTTCAAATAATCACGAGTTTTTGCACCACCAAAACGCAAAGCCCAGTCCTTACTATCTATACACTGTACATCTGACACTTTTATCAACAATTTCATACAATAACCACACCAATCAATAAAAGTACGAGGGACAACCTTAACTGGAAAGCTTTTACACTGTCTAGTTGCAGCTGCCCGATAAGCATTATGTACACAACCTGAAGCAATCGAACAATTGTCATGCAAACACCTTTCATATACAAAAGCACCATCGTTACACTCCTCACAACGGCCACTAATGTATTGAATGACATTCCCTGGTCTGAGATCTTTAGACTCAGAGATAGCCATACACACTGCTGGAATACGCAAAGCTATAAACATTTGTTGTACACTTGATTTGAACACCTTCGATTTGCTATACAAATAGCAAGAAAAACAAACAAAGAAAAACAAAATCCAAGCATAAAACAAATAAACAATAGGAACGTTAGTGAAAGCAATCACAAACTCACTAACCAAAAACAAAACAAAAATGCAACCACACACTCGAGATTCAACAGTATGAAAACCATCATTGATAGTTCTCCTAAACAAACATAAAAGTGTATATATCAAATACCCTGCACTAAGAAAAACAACCCAAATCAAAGCACTCCATAAAACATTAAAGTTTAAATAATATATACATAATACATTTATTAAAAACAAAACAAAAAGAAAAATACTCAAACGCGTGGCAAGAGAGATGTGTGCTTCTCTCTGCATCAACATAGCCTGCAAAACATTCAAGTCATCTTGAATGGAAAAAGAACGAGCGAGAACAGGAGCAAAACATGTCAAAGCATTAAAAACAATATTCTCCTTAACATATACATTAAAAACAAAACACACGAAAATTACATTATTAATATGGGCGAGGTCATGAACTTGTGCATCAAGCGCAAGTCTTCTGACGATCACACCATATTTATTGTAAATTTCGGTGGATTTAGAAAAAGTTAGTGTTTCTATACATGCCTTTTGAGCCAATTTAAAAGAAACACGACCAACATGCACAGTAGAGGAAAACAAAGAATCAAAAGTAGCAACCCCAATTTCACCAAACAAGGAGTTGTTACAACATGACATTAAAAACAAAGAGTCACCAATCTTCGAAAAATAGAACCTATAAAGTAATTTCTTCAAAAACAAAAGATGTTCAAATTTTTCGATGACTGAAACAACATGATATGAATCACCAAGCAACATATCAGTTGTACCATACTCACTCACACTCTCACAATACAAAAAGAAATTGTCAGCATGTAAAACTTTGCAAGGACGGAACAAGTTATTAGGCAACTCACTCCCGTCTGAAAGTTTTATAACCGACGAAGTCACATCATAAGACAGACCAAACCAAGTATTCTGAGAGAGATTTAACTTAATAAAGTATTTCTCACTCCCAAAATTCAAGAAATGGTCTGTCTCAAATACCCCTTTCAAAATAGTTGCATCCCTCAAGAATGCTGTGTAGGATTCGATAGCTAAGTCGCAAAACCTATCACTCGTCTCCTGCACAATCCCGACTTGAGTGGGTGTCTCTAAGTGGGGATAACACATACGTCCATTACCAGCCAAATTATATACTCTATGGCGCGAGCGGTCAGGTATATGACCATCAGGTCGTTTTCCGTCAACCCCGACGCTGGCTTTTAAGTCGCCAGTGACTTCCAAATTTTTCATGTCAGTAGTCATGATAGTTAAAAGGTGGAAGACGATTCCAAGCCAAAATAACAAAAATGGGATGTGGATTTCTTTTAGCAAAGTTAGGGGCCGAAAAATACCACGATGAATCTTAAAAAGCACCCCGTTGTCTTTAAGTGTAACTTAACTAAGCTCTGTAGGACAGTCTCTTAACCTGAAACATAATGTGTGGCGATTTCAAGCTCCATCCGAACACCTTCTTCCAGTCCAAGGGTCTTCAGGCACACACTGATAAATAAGATGCCTTACTCAAGGGCAAATACCAATTTAAGTCCACCTTGAAGATGGGTTTATCTCATTGGCCTAGTT